TGCTCCAAAACCAACACCTGAATCAGTTGCCGCATTGTTAATACCTGTTGGAGCAGATGAACCTGAACCTCCTGTTAGTTGCTCATCTATACCTTTCGCTAATCTTCTAGCAAGGATGTCAACTAACCAATCGTTAACGTTAAAACCTTCGTCAGTTAATAACTGTTTAGATATTTTAACAACTTTAGACGTAAACGTATAAGCGTTTAATATTGTGTTTCCGAAAGTTATGTCAGAAACAGCAACCGCAGAGCCTTCTGTCATCATTGCTCCTGTTGTAGTGTCCGAAGTGTTTGGATAATACAATGGAGAACCTGTTGCAGTGTTTATGATTGAGCCATGTCTTGCTCCTGCTGTCATTACAGAAGAAAAACCTCCCTGTAATTTCACGTTTAATTCATCCGAAAATGATTTCGGCACGATGTAACCGCCTAAAGAATCAGTCGCAGTAGTTTGAGCCGCTGTGCCCCTCACTTCAACTAATTTTTTTTCAGAAGCGTTCAAACCTTGAAAACCTCTTTTGATGTATTTATTGAAAGCGGCACTTCTTGCCTCTTTTTGGTCAACAGAAACGTCATCCTTTACAGGAGTTGAGTCTGCTGCTAATGACTTATTTAAGTCGTCTTGCGTTTTTAAAGTGTTCGCTGCTTTTCTTAGTTCTGCTTCTTTTTCATATAATCCGTCCCATTTAACTTGTTCGTCTTTCGACAAATTTCTGTCCTCTTTTTTCGCAGTCTCAAGAATGTTGTCCATTTCTTGAACTAAAGAAACTCTGTCCTCTTTAATCGCTTTTAAATTATTTATATTACTCATTTTATAAATTTTTAAAAATTATTTAATTATTTTCAATTTTAATTCTCTTAAATTTCTCTCGTGTAAGTCTGTTTTTTCTTTCGTGTTTTCTGTTTTTTGTTTGTTTTCTTTGTAGTTATTAAAACTCCTTAATGCAACTGAAGCGTCAGTATATGCAGGATATACAACTGGAGAAATATCGAACAGCTGTTCAACTTGATTGATTGTTCTTATAGTTCTCCCGTCAGAATCCTCGTCCCAAGAATCTCCGTTTTCAGAAATTGTGAAACCGAATGAACTTTGAGAAATATCTCCTCTCTCCATTGAAGCAACTAAGTCTCTTGCTAGTTGAGTGTCAGGAGTGTCAATCTCATATTTCAAACCTTTTTCGTCAACTTCTAATTTCAAAGTCCCTGATGTTGTGCGACCTAAAACGCCTAAATCTGCGTTATGGTTAAACAACGCTCTGACGTCTTGTTTTTCTTCGATAACTTTATCAAAAGCTCTCGGATTTATACGCTCATAAAAACCTCCTAGATTTTCTGATTCTGAACGTTTTTCTTCATTATAAAAAACTGAAGCATATCCGATTATTTTTTTATTTTTCTTTTTCTTGTCATCAACGACACGAAACTCGTTAGCAAATATTCTTCTTTCCATGTTATTAATTTTAAAATTATTATATTCTTTTATTTTTTTTTCTTCAGAGATATTATTTTCTTTTAAAACATTCATTGCTTCTGCATGACTTTCAAAAGGCATAAAATAAATAACGTCATCGACTTTATGCTCATGATAACCGTTCCCGCCTAATCTTTCGGCTTCTTGTTGAGCTTCTTCTATTGTCTCAAATAATGGAAGCTCAATTCCGTCTGTTATTAAATATCCGATAATGTCTCTCTTGTTTGTTTTTTCTTGTGTCGTTAGATTTTTTTTATCTATTTGTATAATCTCAATATTTTCGTCATCATCAAAACCGTCAAAATCATTAAAATAATTATTAATATAATTTTTATATTCTTCAGGTCTTTCGTTTTCTGCGATTTTTAAACAGTCGTCTTTGTCTCTTTGAATATAAATAACTTTTGCGTTTAATTGATTAACTAATTTTTTTCTAACGTCTTTTAATGGAGACGAATTAATTATCCATGCTTTAATATTATTATCTCTTTTTAATTTATTGAAAATTGCGTCTCTAATTTCAAAAACATATTTTTTAATAATATCATTGTGTTGATGTTTCTCGCTAATTGTTAACGCTTGATGTATTTTGTCAAAATCAAAAATTAAGTCTCCTGATTTTGCGTTGTTTCTTATATAAGTTGATTTTCCTGAGCATGAACATCCCATTACTAAATATATATTTCTCTCCTCCTCGTCTTTTATTTGCTCTGTTTTTCTTTGTGACCATTCAAAACCTGCGTCTCCTCCCCATAAGGCCCACGCAATACGACCGTTCGAAGGAAACCCGTCCTCTCCGTATTCAAAACCCTCGGCTTTTTTATCAACTTCATGTCTGCTAAAATAACTAAACATTCTTTTGACTCTGTCTAAAGTGATTGATTTGTTAATAATAGCTTCTGCTGTGCCGACTCCGATGTCTGTCCCTCCTCTGTTAAATTCTTTTCTCCATTCCAAACCTTTTTTAGCCTCATTAATCATTGCGTCTGTCGGAGTTAAATCAATATCCTCTAAAGCTCTTTCCTCCTCCTCATCATCCATTTTGCCTTCTCCTGCGGGATAGTAATTAATCATTTCAATATTTTCGTCTTCTAGCCATGTCCTGACGTCCGATTCTGCGGGATATTTGTCAATTGGAAACAATAACTCCATTGGAGCTCTATATTGTTCATTTTCTACTTGTTTAAGCTGTCCTGAAATAACTCTGATTTCGTCAGGCACGACAACAAGTCCCGCTTTTGGAAACATATGCTCTCCTCCTTTTATTGTCCTAAATGAATCCTGTTTGAAATCATTATTATTTCTAACTCTAGCAACATTAAAATTAACGTAAGGCATTATTTTTTCTTTTTTCGGTTATTAACTTTTTTTGATTTCTCCTCATCTACTTTTATTGTCTCGACTGATTCTGTCGGCTCTTTTAGAGCGTCCGCAGGAGTCATGTTTAATGGAACATAATATTTGTCTCCTCCTTCAATAGCGTTTAAATTTTCAAAACTTCTGATTTCGTTTTGTGAAATAACTCCCATGTTCCATAAAGTTCTATAAAACTCAGAACGACTTTTCGAATCTCCTCTCAATAATCCGTCAACTTTAAACTCACAATATAATCGACTTTTTTCGTTTTCTTTAAATAATTTTTTATTTAACTCTTGTTCCCAATTTCTTAAATAAGGATAAAGCGTATACTTAACAAACTCGAGAGACTGCTGTTCAATATTCGAATAAGTCGCAGCGTCTAAACTCATAACCAAGTGAGGAGGCACTCTAAAAATCCTGCATATTTCAACAACTGAGAATTTTCTTGTTTCTATGAACTGAGCTTCATTTGGCGGAATTGATATATTTTTAAAGCTCATGCCTTCTTCTAAGATTGCTGTTTTATGAGCATTAGCTCCTCCATTGTTACTATATTTTTGATTCCATGTGTGAGCCAGTCTTTCCATTGCTTCTTTTGATAGAGTTGCAGGATGTTCTAAAACCCCTGACAACGAAGCACCGTTCCCAAAAAACGCACCCCCGTAACGCTGTGACGCTATACCGAGTCCGATGTTTTCTCTAGCCGCAGAAATTGGAGATTTTCCTATATATCCGTTTGTTGACAATCCTAAAATATGGATTATTTCATTATCTGAATAAGTTATTTTTTTGCCTTCATAAGTTTGAACATAAAATTTCTCTCCTTTAACTAAAGTAACTTTTATTTTTGAAGGGTCTAAGATAACTAAGTCAATTGGTCTCATGCTTTTATCTCTCTTAATATGAGCATAAGCGTTGCCATATAAACACAAATTTAACATCATTGTATTAAACCAACAATATGAAGTCATGTTCATTGCAGGTGCATTATGTAATAAATTATAAATCGGATGAGCGTAAGCAACGTCTCGTCCTCCCGTTTGCATGTCTCTTTGATAGACGTTTATCGGTAACGAAGCAACCGACTCTGAGAGGGTTCTTATACAACCCCAAACCGCAGCCAACGTTAACGAGTTAGATTCGTTAATATCAACTCCCGAGGATGTTGACTGACCGTAATCTAAAGGCGGTATAATTGGATTTGAAGGATTTTCAGGACTGTAATTTCTTTTAAAAACGTTTCTGATATTGTCTATTATTCCCATAACAGCAAAATATATAAATATATTTTTTAAAAACAAGTAACTTTGTTACATATTTAAAAAAAAGGGAGACTAAAAAATCTCCCCTCAATACAAAACAAAATCTCCTAAATTTAGGAAAATATTTTTAAATATTATTTTCTTCTTTTATTCTTTTTTCTATCTCTTTCTCTAATTCTTTTTTAAACAACTTAACGTCTCTTAATTCATTTAAAAGCTGCACCATGTTTGCTGTTTTTAATAGTTTTTTTTGAGTAGGCATTAACCTTTCGTCTCTCTGAATTTCTATGGACATGTCTTTAAATTTTCCCATTTGTTTTGTTTTTAATTATTAATTTGTTTTTATTTTATTATTTACTCATAATTTGTAGTAATTGAATCATTGAAATATTTCCATTGTCTACTAATTGTGTTAATATTTCTGTCTTTACTTCTTTACTACCTTTTTGAAATGCTTTTCTTCCCTCTATTGATAAAGCATAATTCCAGTTATTATTCATTTTTAGATTTTTTTTTGCGATAGTATAATTTTTCATTTTGTTTTGTTTTGTTTTTTATAACTGACAGGGAATCAATCCCTGTTTCGTAGGTGTTAAAACCTTTACTCATCAGAGTTATAAATTAAGCCTGTATAAATTCTGCCTGTTTTTTCATTAAAGTTACTTTAGTTCGGCTTTGTATTTTATGACTAAAGCTATCTAAAGCATCTAAAATAGATGTCCATTTACTTAATATAGCCCAACTACTCACTAAAAACATTCCTTTAGGCTTAATGTGATGAACCATTCCTCTATCGTGAGTAATTTTATCAAAAGTTAAAGTAAAACCACCTGCTTTTAAAAAACCACCTTCTTTTAATACTTTTTCAATTTTCTTAATTCCTATTCTTTTAATTTGTTTTCTTATTTTAATTGTTTCCATTTTGTATTTGTTTTAATTATTAATTTGTTTTTTCTGTCGTTTCTGTTTTTATTGCATGACATTTTGATTGGTGTCTAACTAAATCTAGTCTCCCTTGTAAAAGTAATAATTCAGCTTTCCATAATTCTACTTCTAATTGATTGTAAAATTCAAATTGTTGTTCTTTCATTTGAGATAAGACATCCTCTCTGTCTTCAATCTTTCTTTCTAAGTTATTCATGCGACTAACTAAAATCTCGGCGTTTCCATTTAAAATAACTTTGCTTGCTAGTTCTAGAATTTTATTTGTTTTAATTTTATTTTTCATTTTGTTTTGTTTTGTTTAATAATATTCAAATATAACACTTTTTTTTTAATTATCAACAAAATAAATAGAGTTTTTTAACAAATATATAGAATCTAATCTGTTATTTTTTTTTATTTTTTTTCATTTTTCTTGCTCTAACTATACGAAATGAGTCATAACTTGCATATTTTTTCTCTCCAAAAACATCCTTATATTGCTCCTCGGTCTTTAAATAAGCGTTTTTATAAGTATTACAGACCCTCATATTCTGCTCAAACCTTTGATTAAACCCCTCAAATGAGATTAATTTTAAGATTGTTTTGTCGTATATTGTCATATAAACTTTATATTGTCATCATTATAAATAGTTTTTTCGCTAGGTTTGTTATTGTCGTTCATATAATCGCCTATACTCATAATTAAACTAACTATCGAGTCAATTTTTTCCTTTGATTTTGCTTTATTTGGTTTGATATTACCTGACGCGTCTGTCTGTATTTGAACGTTAGAAAATTGCCACCTTAGCAAAGGATTTGCTCCATGATTAATTTTTTTCTCTAAAATCCAACGCTCCAATTGTTTTGAAGGAAACGACATTGACGCAAAACCCTGACCGTAAGGAGTCATATTAACTCCTTCTCCGATTAAATCGTTCACTAGCATGGAAGCTGACCACCTATCAAAAGCAATGCTTTTAATATTATATATTTCAGATAAGTCTAAAATTTTATTTTTTACCGCTTCGAAGTCAGTAACATCCCCGTCTGTTGAATACAATAAACCGTCATTAATCCATACGTCAAAAGGAATCCCATATTTTAAAGTCCTTTGATAAGCGTTCTCCGCAGGAATCCAATTAAAATTTAAAATGTCAAACGTTCCGTCATCCATTGGAAACAATAACACTAAGGCTGTTAAATCGGAGACGGACGCTAAATCTAAACCTCCCCAACATTCGCGACCTTTTAAATGTTCTAAATCAATTGGTCTCAAATTGCATTTTTCCCACTTGTCGTCCCCTATCCATTTAACGTCCTGAGTAGTCCATATATTTAAATGTAAACGCTTATAAGTGTTCTCAAAACTTGGGAGCTTTTTTGCTTTCTCACATTGCTGTTTTAAATAATCTTTATTAACAGAAACACCATAATTCGGATTTGCTTTTTTCCATGTTGAAACTTTCGTCCAGTCATCGTCTAAGTCAGCGGCATAAATAACAGACAAAAATGTTTCGTCTTTTATAATTCCTTTTTTTACTTTAGTTGCGTAATCATTCATTTGATAACAAAACGAATTTTTATCATATCCCGCGGTTGTAATAGCAATCGACAAAGGTTCGTCTCTCGCTGCCTGTGATGTGGTCATGACATCCCACAACTCCTGATTTTTCGCGGCATGTAATTCGTCATAAATTAAAACATTGCAATTCATTCCGTGCTTAGTGAAAGCGTCAGCAGAAATTGCTTTATAATAATTACCCTTTTTTTCATATACAATAGAATTTCTGAAAACTTTTGCTCTCTCATTTAATTGCTTATTATTTAAAACCATTTGTCTTGCTATCTCAAAACATAAACTAGCCTGAGCTCTGTCGTTAGCTGCGGAGATTATTTCTGAGCCTCTTTCTGAATCCGCGAAAAGACAATATAAAGCTATACAAGAAATAAGCGAGGTCTTTCCGTTCTTCCGAGGGATTTCAATATAGCAGGTCCTGTATTTTCTTAATCCTGTTTTTTTATTTTTCATTGCAAATAGAGGAACTATAATTTCGTCTTTTTGCCATTGCTCCAATATAAAAGGCTCTCCGCTTAATTTGCCTTTACAATGAGAGCAAAATGTTTCTATAAAAGCAATAACTCTTTTTGCTTCAGCTTCGTCAAGATAATATTCATTTTTCATCATTCAAAGAATTTAAAATCGTCATCGTATTTGTCGTTAATATCAGGTTTTGGAATTGAGGCTCGAGCGGACGGAGTGAATCCAAACTCACGAGCTAAACGTAACGCAGAATTTAACGCGTCTCTTGAAATCTTTTGCTCAGGAACGCTTTGCGAATATTTGACAGAACCGTCATCATTATAAAAATATTGAATCCTCCCTTTTTCTCTCAAGTGTTTTTCCGTTTCAATATATAAAGCTATTTCGTTGCAATAAGCCGCCAACAATCCTAAGTCCACCTCAAAGAGCATTTTTTTGTTATATAATTCTTTGCAAACGATTGACCAATGTTCTTTCCCCGTTGGAGTCAAATGTTCAGGAGCGTCAGGCATACGAATAACCTCCGTAACAGACATTTCATTGATTTGTCTCGACTTCTCTAAAGTTCCCTGTAACTCTTTTATTTTAGTTGGTATTTTTTTTCGTCCTTGTTTCATTCGTTTTTTTTTAAGACCCCCTTTTGTTTTTTTTGCGTTTGTGTTCTTAAAAG